CTAATTTACTATTGATTTCCCACAAAAGATACACAACTAAACCTAACTCAGCCGCCAATATAGTATGATACCAAACCCATCTAGCCTTGTATATCCTTAGCTCCAATCTTTTTTCTTCTTCCACCATTTCGTACCTATGCACCACTTCCCTTAGTTTATGTTCAAATATTTTATCCTTCACAAGCTAGACACTCCACATCCTCTAAGTTAATTCTTGGTATTTTTATGTTAACATTCTCAGAGTTTCTAGCTGCGTTGGACCTTAAATAATACATTGATTTTAGCTTTCTAGCTCCTACCCAATGAACGCTATTAACGTACTCTAAATAATCATCGTGTATTGCTTGAGGTTCAGTAGCTTTAGGGGGAGAAAAGAATAAATTAACTGATTGACTTTGGCAAATGTATTTTTGTCTTTGGTGTGCGTGTTCAATAACCCACAACTGGTTTATCTCAGGAGCAGTTTTAAATACCTCCTTTTCTTCCTTGCTGAGTCCCTCAATATTTTGCACAGAACCTTCAGCAGCCGCAATGTCCTTCCAAGTCTTTTCATTGTCTAACCCTTTTTCTTGAAGAAGAGATTGAAGATACTTGTTCCTAACTTGGTAACTCCCGGTAAGAGTTTTATGCGTATATACGTTAGCACGTATTGGTTCAATACTAGGGCTAGCTCCACCGCATATAATAGAACTACTAGCATTAGGAGCAACTGCAAGAAGATGACTATTCCTAATACCGCTGCCAACCATATCAGGAGACTCCCCCCTGCTTTTAGCCAAAGCTTGACTAGCTGCAACGGCTTTTTCTTTAATAAGAGAGAAGGCTCTATGGTTAAAGCTTGAGGCGTACATGCCCTCAAAAGGAATTCCGTTGCGTTGAAGGTAAGAATGAAACCCCAACGCACCAAGGCCAAGCGCCCGTTCTCTATACGCCGAATAAGCTGATTTAGTAAACCCTTTAGCTGAGTCTTTGACATAACTGCTAAACCTCTCAAAATTAATATTGTTCGCTTTAAGCTTAGAAGTATCTCCTATTGCATGGTTTATAAAATGTTCAATAACATTGTCAAGCATAGTTATTAAATCACTAATAAATAATTCTTCATCTTTCCATTCATCAAAATGTTCTAAATTAACTGAGCTTAAACAACAAACAGCTGTTCTTTCTTCGTTGGTAGGCAAAGTTATTTCAGAACATAAATTAGACTGAGTGATTTCTAACCCTAATTCTTTTTGTTGCTCAGGTAAAGCTTCGTTACACCTGTCAAGATTAACAATGTAAGGTTCTCCGGTTTCCGCTCTAGTATGTATAAGAGACCACCATAAATCTCTTGCTGACACAGTTTTTATAGCTACCCTAGTTTTAGGGTCAATTAAACGCCATTCCAAATCATTGTAAACAGCGTCTAAGAATTCATCATTTATAGTTACAGCGTTATGTAAATTTAAACATTTCCTGTTTAGGTCTCCTCCTGTTGATTTACGCATAGCCATAAATTCTTCTATTTCAGGATGTGTTACATCAAGATAAGCGGCATAAGAACCCCGTCTTGTTACGCCTTGATTAAAAGCCAGCATTTGACTGTCTACAATGTGCATAAACGGTATTGAACCAGTAGATTGACTACCTGCAGAAGTAGGTACACCATTACTTCTAACATGACTCCAGTGTGCACCCAAGCCTCCACCTCCAGATGCCAACCATATGTTTTCGTCATAATGATTAGATAAACCAGCCCTTGAATCAGGAACGTGATTGAGAAAGCAACTGATAGGTAAACCACGGGTTGTAGCTGAGTTACTAAGGAGAGGAGTACTAAAACTAAGCCAATTCTTACTTGCGTAACAATAAAGTCGCTGCGCAAAAGCGTAATCGCAATGTCCTTTATAAGTTGCACAATAAACAGAAGCCCTCGCGAAAGCTTGTTGAGCATATTTTTCCTCCTTCCAAAAATAACGATCTTTTAAAGTGTCCAAAGAAAAATCGCTCAAATTTTCTTCCTTAGACAAGTCTATTTTTATTCCTAAATAATCTTCAATCATCTTCTAAATTCTCCTGTTGCTCCATGTCCAAGATCATTTGTTTTAAATACCATTTGGCTTTTTTCAAATCCTGCAGACCGTCTTTATAACGGTAGCGGTGTAGGTATTTCATAACAGCTCCGTAGCAATACGCATGAAATTCACTACCTAATTGTTGCTTAATGTATTCTATGGCTTCAATATCTCCATTATTGTAATGAATAGGTTTTGTTACTGGATCATAATTTTTAGAATCAGAACTAGCCATGTTTATAAGCTCAGCGTAATTTTCTCCCATTTTTTTAGCGCCTAATCTGCTCCTATTAAAAGCGTCCCATTCAGCTGGAGTTGCGTCGTCAATACTCATTATTGTAAGTCTCCTCCGTTGTTTCGTCTTTTAAATCTTCTTCAAAAGTATCTAAGCGTTTTATAAGCTTATCTTCAAAACGCTCAAGTAATTCTTCACTAGTTACTTCCAAAGCCAGCATTAAATCGTCTACTTCGTATCTCTCAAGAAGTTTTTCTTTTATTTCACTCATCGTTAGAGACATAATTCATTAACTCATCTTTTTGTTGAACAGTAAAATATTTAAAATTTTCTTTGTCGCACCACTGAGCCATGGTAATTTTCGCTCCTTTTCTTACTTTTTTAAAAGGATCGGACAAAACAAAAATTAATTCTTTGTCGCAGCAGTCTCTAATAGCTTTATATTTAAGCGTATCCCCTTGACGAAAATAACCTTTACACTCAATCATTTTGCCAGTTGGTGTGTGTACAAAATCAGGCTTGTAAGTTCTTTTGGTTATATAAGGTACGTCATAAGGTTCATACTCAAACTCTTTTTTAGGATAAAGAGCCGAAAACGTCTTTTCAAGCCCGGATCTAAATTTATATTTAAAAGATTTCTTGGACTTTCGGCTCATTATGCACCTCCACTAAAAAACGTGGTCCAGTTGAATAAAGAAATGTCCTAACGTCGGGATAACAAGTTTTTTTGAAATGACAATAAGAACAACCAACGGGTAACTTCATGTTGCCACTTTTCCCGTCCGGAACAGGATCGTAACAAGGCTCCGGTCTTTCTTCTTTTTTAACCATTTCCTTTACATGTTTTATTCTAGCACTTATATCTTCTTTTATTGTGTCATAAACAGAAGATTGTTTGTCTTCCAAATCATACTGAAGAAAAGTTAAGTGTCCGTTTTGTTTATCCATTGCAAGCCACCCAAATTTCTTTTCCCCTTCGGAATGAGAGTAAGCTTTAATTTGATCTATATACCCAAAAGGATCATCAAAAGCTAACGAACCATCTTTGAATTTTTTAAAGCCATAGGAACTAGTTGATTTTACATCCGTCACTACTCCGTCTATACGGCAATCCATAGAGCCTTTGATGTCTTCTACTTCACAGGTTTTCTGTTCGTCAGTTACAGTATGTCCGGCCATTCTTACAAGAAAAAGAAGCATTTCTTCTATTAAATGCCCATATAAAAATTTAATTAAATTATGAGTTTCAAGAGGTTCTTTTTCCAACCCTCTGTAATGATTCCATAAAAACCTATCCTTTCTACCTACATTGGAAAGCCTAAGTTTCCTTGCGTCGTATCCCCGGCTAATAAATTCCTTACGCATTAAATCTTTAACTGCTTCGCCAAAACGATCTATCTCAGCTTCAGCGTCAACTTCATTATCAACACGTTTAGTCTTTACTAAATTATAAATGTCTTTAACTAAGGTGTTAACTGTTTTCATTTTTTTCGTCCCAAAATTTTAGTTTTCTTGTTTTAGGATCAAACATTAAAAGCCTAACTTCCAATTTTTTTTGTTTTGCAGTTAAAGTCATATTACTATATCTTGTAGTAATAGTTTTAACGTCTATGAGAATAGTATTTCCCTTTGAGTCCATAGCTATTAAATCCACAGGACCACTACACCCCGCATTTTTAAACACTTCGTACCCTTGATCCCAAAGCCAAGTTACAGCGTAAAATTCAGCTAAATCACCTTTCCTTGAGGGAGAAAAAGAAGACTTGTTTCTTTTGTACCTTTGCCTAATGGCTGATAATCTTTCCCTTACATGATTGCCAGATTTTATACTGGTTCCATTTTCAGGGTAATAGTACCAAAGTTCCCCGTCTACTTTCCGTATGTCTGCTTTTTTAGTGCGTTTCATACCAATTGTCTCCAATTTTATAATCTCCGGTTAAAGGGCAAAACAAATTAAAGTGCATACCTGCCGCTTGAATACTGTCTACTGCCAGCCTGCCAAAACTTTCAGCTTGACTTTCAAGCACTTCGGCCTGTATCTCGTCATGTATATTACCTACAAATTTATAGTCGTAATTTCTCATATTAGCATACTCTTTTAAAATTATCAAGGCTTGTTTCATTACAATAGCGCCTCCACTTTGAATAAGAGTATTTAATCTTGTGTGGTCATATCTAGGCTGCATTTTTCTACCATCAAGCCCTGTTAAGTCACTACTTAAGTCATCCCCTGCGTATCTTGAATTGACTGCTTCTTTAAGATCTCCAAATGACTTGAAATGGCTTTCAAAACGCTCTCTAATTCTTGTACTTGTTTGGTAGTCTCCTCCAAAAATAGAGGCAAGTCGCCCATCTGAGGCTCCGTAGATGAGAGCATATAACCATACCTTTGCTGTATCTCTTCGTTCAAATCCAAGAATTTCTTTAATAGTGCTATGTATGTCTCCTTCGACCACTTCATGTTTAAACTCCTCGTCTTCCATGTAACTAGCTAAAATTCTTAATTCCAGAGCTTTAGCGTCACATCCTACAAGTTTGTAACCCTTTTCCACGGTCCATAATTCACGGCATTGTTCTCCGTATGGGCTGTAACCAGCGGGAACCTGAGCTAGATTAGGTTTAGAATGGGACATGCGGTAAGTTAAAGTCCCACAAGGGTTAACCTTACCATGTACTCGGCCCGTTGTTATACTTAACGCATCGACCCAACTTTGAACCTGAGCAATTCTTTTCTGAACCATCAAATAATCAGATATTAACAACGCTTCAGGAATGTTTTTTATACCTGACAGAACTTTCTCGTCTACTACTGGCTGTCCTGTCTCAGTAAATTTATCAGGTTTCCATCCAAAAAATTCTAAATATCTTCCTATTTGTTGGCGGGAACCTAAATTAAAAGGGGGAAAATCTATACGGCTAAACGGGCCTTCCACAGTAGTCCAAGAGTCTCCTAAAAACTTAAGTCCTACTATGGAAGTGCTTCCGTCTTTCTTTATCTTCGGTTTTACCTCCTTAACATAGGTAGCTAAAGGTTTAAAAGTTTGCCTTACTTCATCTTCCAAGTCAAATAGTTTTTCTCTTAACTCTGCAAGTAAACAATATGCTTTTTCTTCGTTGAACTTCCAACCGTTTCTTACCTGTTGTTGAATAATAAACTGAACTTTATGTTCCATTTCAATAGCTTGTTTTGAACACCCTATGCGTTCAAGAGCGGCAGTTAGATGTTCGTAAGTTTTTTGATTAACTTCAGTGTCTCTTATGCAATATTCTTCCATTTCCTTAGAATACTGATGCCATTCACTATGATCGCCTTTTGGAAAACCTAGACGTTCCCCCCATTTTTCTAAAGAATGTCCTTTAAGTTGAGGGTCTAGCAAGCGAGAAAGAACTAAAGTATCTATTACTTTTTCTTCCGGTATATCAACACCCCAAAGAAACTTAAGTACAGGAACATCAAAACCTATTAAATTATGACCAATTATTTTGTCCGCTTTGTTTAAAACTTCTATAAGAGTTTCAGCGCTCCAATGCACAACAACTTCAGAAGAAGTAGCGCACCTTGTCACAGCCATCCAAATTTTAGTAGCGTTCAACCCGTCAGTTTCCACGTCCAAAAAAATCATTAAAACGAAGAATCCCTAATTCTACCCTCCGGGTTAGCTACTTCCGTCATTCTACCAGTTAAGCGGTTGTACTTTAAATAACAAGAAGCTCCTGTTTCCCCTGTGTAGCGATTTTTTAAAACCCTGACTGTAGTAGTGTTTCGTTTATCCTCGCACTCATGTTGTTGAGAGCGTTGTAAACCTAGTACTATGTCGCTAAGTCCTGCTATTTGGCTAGAACCTCTAATGTCATTCAAGGATATTTGTGATCCTTCTTCAAAAGACTTACCCACAGTCCTGCGCAAATGAGAAACTAAAAACATGCCAATTCCTAACTCTTGTACTAAAGTTCTTAAGTTAGTAACTATTGTGTCTATAGCTTTTCTTTCGTTATCTGTCTGCTGTCCGCTAACTACTATTGAAAGGTGGTCTAAAATAACCCATTTACAATCTAAAGCTTTTGCCATGTATCGGATACGGGCTAAAAGCTTGTCTTCGCTGGTTGAACCCCAATGGTCATATAAGAAGTAACGTCCTGTTCCTAATGTGTTTTCCCAAAAAGGTTTTATAGTTTCAGAATCCAAATTCTCTTCTAAATGCAAAGGGCAATCAGCTTCTATACTCATCAAACCTAAAGCTGTTCTGGCTATATCTTCCTCTAAAGCTATTACCCCTATATTGTCGTTAGTGGCACTCAAAAGATAATGTTCTATTTCCCGCACTAGTTGAGATTTACCCATGCCAGTGCCTGACGTAATGGTTACTAGTTCATTTAATCTAAACCCATGAGTCATTTCGTTTAAACCCGCCCAAGGGTAAGGGATAGACGTAACCTTCATTTTATTTGTTATGGCATCCCAAGTAGAATCACCGGAAACTATACCGTCAGGCTGGTAAGTGCGGCTGTTCCACCATGCTTGATTAAACTCCTTAATGCGTTTTTTCTGAAGCATTTCCGATGCGTCTTTTTCAGGTAAAGTGCATATTTTTAATTTGTTAGGGCTAAAAAGATCTTTAACTGAATCTACGGCGGCTTGTCCTGCTTTATCTGTATCAAAGCATAAAACAATAGAATCATAACCCTCCAGCCACTCAAGCTGAGCTTTTATTTCTTGAGAAGCGCTTCCCGCCCCTGACCTAAGCGAACAGACTTCCCATTTGTTATCGAACATGGCCGCAATACTTAAGCAGTCAAGCTCCCCTTCGCATAAAGTTAAATATTTACCTTTCCCAGAACAAGTTTCCTGCCCGAAAAACCCTACATTGTCAGAAGATCCCAAATAGCTAAATTGTTTTAAGCCATTCTTAACTGTTTTTTTCTTAAAACCCTTGACTTCTTTACTGTCAATATCCCTGTAAGGATAAAAATGAGTTTCTATATTACCCGAAGCGTCAAATTGAACAGTTACCCCGTATTTTTCACAAGTTTCCTTAGGAATCCTTCTATCGTCTATAGCGGAAACCACCCCTCTTGCTTCTTTGTCAGGGAGTAAAGACTTTTTTTCCATTTGTATATTTTCAGCCGTTAAAGTGTTGGAGATGCCCCCTGCTTCGTGATGATCGCAGAGAGATGAAAAACAATGAGCCGAGCCATTAGAGTAACGTGCGAGAGCATCACTACTCCCGCACTTTGGGCAAGGCTCATGCTTTACGAACTTAGAAGCCCTCGTCAAGATCGCCGCCACTGCTGACTTCTAAGACTCTCACAGCGTTTAAGTATGTTGGGCATCCATGCGCGGGGTTCTCCGGGCCCAGTTTGTAGGCCACTCTTACCCTTGAATTTTTAGGAATTTCTTCAGGATAGACAGAATCATCTTTATCCACAACCTTAACTGGATACTGTGAATAAAACTTTTTCTGAAGTGAATCTTGGTAAGATTTTAACTTTACCTTTTGACTCTCAAGCTTTTCTCCTGCTTCATCATCCAAAGTTAACACAATGGAAAACTTACCAGTTGACTCTCCATTGTATTTTTCGTGTTTAGTTAAATTGCTAAACGCAACTTTTCCTTCAACTATAGCCATAAATGGCCTCCTATGGTTAATTAAAAAGGTTACTTAAGTGTACTTAAGTATATATAACTATTATTATATAGTAATACTAAGTTATCTTAAGTATACTCAAGTATTATTATAGCGAATAAATTAAGAAAGTCAATGAATTATTAAATAAAATCATTAATGTTAATTTCATCTATTTCATTATCTTCAATAGCTACTTCATATTGTATACTAGCTAAAGTACTTACCTTGTGGCAGACGTTGCACAAATCTATAAACTCATTTGTGTTTTTATCTCTTCGGTAAAGTTCTTCTTGCTCTAGTAAAGTTTCACAGGCTTTGCAACGCATATTTTACCTTAATGTATATTTAAAGTTTCCGAATAGCTTCCGATCATTTTAAAATATTCATTTTCAATTTCGGCATCTGTTAGAATTTCGTACTCAGCTTTCAAACTGGTTCTAGCGTAGTTGATAGCCTCATTGAAACTATCAACTAATGTTCTCAACCTAAAATCCAGCATTTCTTCCACCATTTGCGCTCTTGGATTCTCAAAAGCATCCGATTGAGGGTCGGTGGCGTCCGCATCGTGGCTGTATTCATCGGACACTGTGTTTTACCTCTCTTTTAGGGTTAAAAATAAAAGAAGCCAAGTTGTCGCTATATTTAATAGCTTTTTCTTGTCTTTCTAGCTCCTTTTTACGACCTAGCGCTAAGCGGTCAAACTTATTATATCTCATTTCATTTCCTTTCGTTTTGTAGTTTAGCCCTCAGGTTTTTTGAAGGCTTGTTGTGAATATAGCAGATTGTGCATAAGTACTCAATGCAGCCTGATGAATTAGTAAATAAAGCAGTGGCATTTTCCGCATTGCAATGGGCACACCTAGTCTTCATAATAACCAGCGAGTTTATTTATTGCAGATTGAGGCACTTTAATAGGCTCCAGCTGTACTTACTTCGCTTTGCATACCATTCTAAGCCATTTTGTAATATGGCTTTTTGTAGTTTTACTGTAGAAAGTACTTGTCACCAAAAAATCATTATCCTCAGTCAATACCGATACGGGCGTTTCATAACTAAAGAGAATTTTCTTAGTTTTCCCCACGTAGCCCTTCGTTAATACTGTCATATTAGCCGCTAAAGGCTCTATTTTAACTTGAAACATTGTTTCTTTCCTTTTGGTTAGTTTGTACACAAAAACGCCTTAAAATCGAATTAAGGCGCTTGAGTCTACCAACTACCACTTGATACGTTTAATTCTTTCTTCAGTCCCTAGTAAATCCCTTGCCAACTCGTCCAGATATAGCCATTGTTCTCTGGGCGCTTTGCAGTTCCAGCACTCAGTCCTTTCTAGCCTCAAATGCTGGGCGTGGCTTATCTGCTGAGAATTGCACTTAGGACAAGCGTGATAATCTTTTAATGGTATATTACACCAACGAAGCCTTTTATTATTGAGCACTTCTTCTGGTTCAACGTAACTCCAGTAAGCCTTTCTAAAATTGCCGGTCTGTTCGGTGTGTGTTCCTTGCATTTTAACTCCCTTAGGAACCGCTAAGCGGCTCCCCTGTTTTCTTGTAACGTATCCAGATAATCTACTGCTTTTTGAGCCGCTGCCGCCGCCTTAAAAATAAGTTTATTATCATCCTTCAAAGCCTTCAACCAACTAGCCAAATATTGCGCGTGATCTTCTCTTGGCTGATTTGAAACTTTCAGCTTAACACATTGAAATGTAGCACCTATCTCCGCAACAAGCTCTTCAAAAGCATAACCCATGTTATTTTTTAGTTCTAACCTGTTTAGTCTGCTCTTATGTCCGGTCCAGTGGGTAAGCTCATGCAGTAAAGTTGAATAGTAAGTTTCTTCTATCGTGCTGGTAGAAGTCGCGAAAAAACTACTTTTATCAGGCATTCCAATAAAATCATCTTTAGGCTTGTACCACGCTCCGCTGTTACTTCTTTCAATCCTAGCTTGAGTTTGTTTAACGTAGTTTTCAACTTGGTTCATTACTTCAAACTTACTTGGTAGCTTTTCAGGTTCAATTGTAGGTTCTTCATAACCATCAACCTGAGCGCTTGAAAATACGCTATAGAATTTTCTTATTGCGAATTTTTCTTTTTTCTCAGTTTTTTTATCTTCTTTTACGATGGGTTTGAAGAATACTATTTTTGTACCTTTTTCTTTAGCTCTAACTTGAGCGCCTATGGACTTCCATTGGTCATAACTGGCCCACGCCTGTTCCTTTCGAAGTAGACCTAAAATAAGAACATTAATACCGTTATAAGTTTTGCCAGTAACGGCGTTGTAAGGCAAAGTTCCTATGTCCTCAAAGGGCTTAGTCCAGCTTGCTCCGGTTTTTTGAGCTAGTTCAATCTGCTCTATCAACTGATTAGTGATAAGCTGACACTGTTTTTCCGCTTTATTTTCCATTTTTTTTACTCTCCAAGGTAACTTGATATTTAACGTGTTCAAAGTAGCCCATAAGGCTACAAAAAGTCAGAGGCGCAAACAAGATGCACACTGTAAGAAACTTAGGGACTTCAGGATTAGTCAAAGCTTCATAGCTTAGTATTAACGAACCCCCGAAACAAATAGCGCCTAGAGCGCAATACAGAAGGACCAGAAGGGACCATTTTATCAGAGTTAACATTTAGCCTTCTCCTCAACAGCAGTTAACGCCCTGAATATGTAGCTTTTCCATTTTTCAGTTAGAAAGTCAGGAAGGTAAATATCATCATCAAAAACTTCATTCCCTTCTTCTGCTCCTATGAATGTCACTTCATGAAGATAAGGTCTTTCAACGTAGTGTAACCAAGTGCCGTCAGGCAGTCTTAAAGATTCAACAATATCTTCTTCTTTTATCCATTGTGCTAGAGGTAAATCTTTTAGGTTATCGTACTTTTCAACATCGTTTAGCATTTATATAACTCCACTTTTTATTAAGATGTGAATTATAATACTTTATTTTTTAGGATTACACAAGAACTACTTTAGGGTTCTTTTTTGCCATTTACACTTAAGCTTTTTTATATGTCCTTAAGCAGTCTTAAGCTTTCTTGTGTGTTTTGTTGTGTGGTCTTTAGTTTGCTTGTGTAAACTTTTGAATCTTAGGTGTTTTAAGAATTCTTGAGTATATTTGGGACCGGGGGAGGCCTTGGCTTCGGCTTGAAATTAATTGTACCCGTTAACATACAAAAAAAGCCAAAATTAAAACCCAAGTAATCACAAGTAACTTTTTGTTTTATAAATAATTTTTTAATGCACTATAAAAGGGCAAAAAGGTTACTTGACATTTACTAAAAAATATGGTAAAATAAGAAAGTATTCTTTAGCACAAAGGTAAAATACAGTTATGATTAATGAGCCAAACATAAAAAAAACAAGAGGTAGACCTCCTAAAGCTAAAGTTAATCAAAAGAAAGTAGGTCACAGAAAAGCCTTAGGTAGACCTAAGGGTGACGCAGCTATCATTAACGAATACAAAGCTAGAATGTTAGCTTCCCCTAAGTCTAAGAAAGTAATGGACACTATTTTTAATGCTGCATTAGACGACGATCATAAAAATCAATCAGCAGCATGGAAATTAATTATGGACAGAATGTTACCTGTTAGTTACTTTGAAAAAGAAGCTACCGGGGGCAGGTCAGCAGTTTCCATAACAATCTCAAGTTTAGGTGGCGCGGAGACTACCATAACCCAAGAGAAGGATGTTATTGAAGGGGAGGTTATACAGGAAAATGAAGTTTAAACATTTTACTAAAGATGAATTTAATTGTTCTCATACAGGTAACAATGAAATAGAAGATAAGTTTATAGAAATGCTTGACATTCTTAGGGAGAACTGTGGTTTTCCTTTTGTAATCACAAGTGGCTATAGAGATCCTTCCCACCCTGAGGAGATTAAAAAAGAGCAGCCGGGGACGCACAGTAGAGGCATAGCTGCTGACATTTATGTTAGTGACGGTGCACAACGAAGATCAATTATAGAAAATGCCATAGACATAGGTTTTGGAGGTATTGGAGTAGCCAAGGGCTTTGTCCATGTAGACATTAGAGATACTACACCAGTTATCTGGACTTATTAATGGACATTACAAAAATTGAAAGCAACAAACAAGCTGAAAAAATTAAAGCCCAAGGAAGAACACTTAACGCCCAAGAACGACAAATCAAAGAACAGCTACAAAGAATATTTGGCAAAGCTAACTGATTTAAATTGGGACGGTAATGACTGAATTAAACATAGAGTTATTACCTTGGCAGCAGGAAGTCTGGAACGACGAAACAAGGTTTAAGATTGTTGCTGCGGGTAGAAGAACTGGTAAATCTAGATTAGCAGCTTGGATGTTAATCCTAAGAGCCTTACAGACTGAGAAGGGGCATGTATTCTATGTAGCACCCACTCAGGGACAGGCCAGAGACATTATGTGGCAAACATTGCTGGAGTTAGGTAATCCAGTGATAGTCAGTAGTCACATTAACAACCTACAATTAAAACTGGTCAATGGGGCTACAATATCCCTAAAAGGGGCTGACAGGCCTGAAACCATGCGTGGTGTTAGTCTTAGGTTTTTAGTCCTAGACGAATACGCAGACATGAAGCCTGAGGTATTTGAGCAGATCCTAAGGCCAGCTTTAGCGGACCAGAAGGGTGATGCGTTATTCATAGGAACACCTATGGGACGTAATCACTTTTATGACCTATATCAATACGGAGAATTGGGGGACGATCCAACCTACAAAACTTGGCACTTTACTTCCTACTCTAATCCATTACTGGACTCAGAGGAAATAGACGTAGCCAAGAAAAGCATGTCAAGCTACGCTTTCCGTCAGGAATTTATGGCTTCCTTTGAGGCCAGAGGTAGTGAGATGTTTAAAGAGGATTGGATTAAATTTGGAGAACCAGACGACGACGAGGAGGTAGGAGATTACTACGTTAGCATTGACTTGGCAGGTTTTGAGGAAGTTAACAAGAAAAGAACGAAGAATTCCAACCTTGACGAGACTGCAATCGCTATTGTCAAAGTTAACCCTAACGGTTGGTTCGTTGAGAACATAATACACGGTAGATGGGAATTGTCGGAAACGGCAAGAAAGATATTTGAAGTAGTCAGGGACTATGAGCCTATTAGAGTAGGTATAGAAAAAGGTATAGCTAGACAGGCAGTTATGTCCCCTTTGACTGACTTAATGAAAAGAAATCAAAGATTCTTTACTGTGGAGGAATTAACCCACGGTAACAAAAAGAAGACTGACAGGGTAATGTGGGCGTTACAAGGTAGATTTGAAAACGGTTACATTACTTTAAACAAAGGTGAATGGAACAGTAGATTCTTGGATCAGTTATTCCAGTTTCCTGACCCTTTGACTCACGACGACTTAGTAGACGCATTGGCCTACACGGATCAGTTAGCTAAAGTTGCGTACCACTACGACTTTGAGATAGAGGACGAAGAAATACTGGACATAGTAGCAGGATATTAATATGGAATACATGGACGAAGAAAAAACCTTAATGAGCGAACAATCCGTAGAAGATTGGGTTATGGCTAAGTGTGAGACTTGGAGAGATCACTACGAAGCTAACTACGCTCAGAAGTTTGACGAATACTACAGACTCTGGAGAGGTATCTGGAACGCTGGAGACATGGAGCGTAAAAGCGAACGATCTAGGATTATTAGTCCTGCGCTACAACAGGCAGTGGAATCCAGTGTAGCTGAGATAGAGGAAGCTACTTTTGGCAGAGGCAGATTCTTTGACGTTACGGACGACATAGGTGACAGAGAAAGACAGGACATTTCCTTTCTTAGAAACAAACTACATGAAGACTTTGACAAAGCACAGATTAGAAAAGCAGTAGGTGAGTGCCTGATTAACTCAGCAGTCTACGGTACAGGCGTTGCTGAAGTAGTCCTAGAGGAAGTCAAGGAAATGGCTCCTGCTACACAGCCAGTAATGGGTGGAGATTTACAGGCTGTGGGTGTTAACATTAAAGACAGGACTATGGTTAAACTACGTCCAGTTATGCCACAGAACTTCCTGATAGACCCCATAGCAACCAGCATAGACGA